ACTACGAGCGTGAAGCTCTCGAAACCGATGTCTACACGGACTTCGACACCGACAACCTCAAGGCGAAAGCCATTGAGCGTTATTCGTTCGGCTGCTCGAACTTCCGCGCAGGCTGGGGTTCGCAGGGCGCTTCCTAATCGAACTCAGGGGGTGGCATCCGTCACCCCCTAACTATGGAGAAAATTCATGACTCATTTCTCTGACGGCGTTCGGGAAGGCAGAAACTTCGCTAACAACGGGACGGCTAACGAACCCGGTGTTCGGATATCGCCAATAAACGTGTACAACGTGGTTCCTGCTGCTTTGGTAACAAACGGCATCTGCGCGCAGCAGACAATCACTGGCGCAGCTAACGCTGTCATCAATGGTTCTCTGGCTTCGGGTGGCGTTGCTACCTTAGACGTTCCACGCAACGTCATTGTTGACGCAGCTGGTGCGGCTACCGCAGTTCTGACTATATTTGGTACTGACGCTTATGGCCTTTCGATGTCGGAAGCGATTACCTTGAACGGCACGACTGCTGTTGCTGGTAAGAAGGCTTTCAAGACGATCACTCGTATCGCATCAAGCGCTACGGCCACCGATATCTTCGTTGGCACTGGTGACGTGTTCGGCCTTCCAATCCGTGCAAACAGCCGTAACTATGTTCAGACTGCTTGGGGCGGCGCATTCGTAACGACCGGCACATTTGCTGCCGCCGACGCGACTGCCGCAACAACCACGACTGGCGACGTTCGCGGTACTTTTGCTCCTGCTGATGCTGCAGACGCTACTAAGCGGCTGACGCTTTGGGTATTCGTCTTTGACGATGATACTCAGGCCGGCCTCTACGGCGTTCCTCAAGCCTAATGATTGGGGCGACCTTCGGGTCGCCCTAGTTACATGGAGACGGTGATGCGGGCAAAGAAAGATTTTCAGTTCAAGGCTAAGCATAAGAACCCGAAGGGCGGCCTCAGTGAGGCTGGCCGTAAGGCATACAATGCAGCCACTGGATCAAACTTAAAGCGCCCGCAACCCGAAGGCGGATCTCGTCGTGATAGCTTCTGTGCCCGAATGAAGGGCATGAAAAAGAAGCTGACATCGGCCAAGACTGCAAACGATCCGGACAGCCGGATCAACAAATCACTCAGAGCGTGGAACTGCTAACATGCGTGGAAAAAAGAATTTCATTGCCGAGGCTATCAAGAAGCCCGGCGCACTTCGTAAAGCGCTTGGCGCTAAAGCTGGTAAGCCGATCCCTGCAGGGAAGCTGGAGGCAGCCGCTAAGGCGCCCGGTAAAATGGGCCAGCGCGCCCGCTTCGCTATGACACTTAAAGGAATGAAATAATGCCTGATGCAGTAACCTCTCAGACGCTGGTCGATAATCAGACAACCGCTGTCATGCTGTTCACTAACATTTCGGATGGAACTGGCGAGTCACTGGTGACCAAGGTGAACGTAGCCAACCTTGCGGCTAACGCCCTTGGTCAGGCTTGCACTGGCGTTAGTGTTCAGAAAATCCATACAGCATGTCATGGCATGGAGTTCCGTCTTTTTTGGGGCGCGAGTAGCAACGTGTTTTTCTTTGGATCAGCGCAAAACAACCAATACACATTTGACCTGTCAAATTTCGGAGGCCTTCGAAATAACGCTTCTACCGGCAAAACAGGTAATATTTTGCTAAGCACGGCTGATCAGACTGCTGGCGACACTTACACGCTCATCCTTGAGATGACGAAATATTATAACTAATAGGAGATTATCATGATCCTTCGTCGATACACAAATGCAAATGGTGATCAGCAGGAAATCAGCCTTTCTCAAGAAGATTGGGAAAAGGTCACTGAAGAATCGCTTGAAATGATGCTTGGCTTTAAGAAGGCTCCTGCGGCAAAGACTGCGGCAAAGGCTGAGCCTGAGCCCGTAGCAGAAGAAGCACCTGCCGCTGAAGAAGCTCCTGCTGCTGAAGAGGCTCCTGCTAAGAGCAAGAAGTAATGCGTGGACGCAAAGAGTCGCGTGTGAATGAGGCCGGGAACTACACGAAGCCCGGCCTCCGCAAGCGCCTGTTTGAAAGTATAAAGGCCCGCGAGACTCAAGGCACGAAGGCAGGCCAATGGTCGGCGAGGAAGGCCCAGCTTCTAGCTAAGTCATACAAAGCCAAAGGTGGCGGATATGCCGATTAGAAAACCTCAGCAATCCCTGAAAGATTGGACAGACCAGAAGTGGACAACCAAGTCTGGGAAGCCGTCCAGTAAGACTGGTGAGCGGTATCTTCCAAACGATGCCATTAAATCGCTGACGCCGGCTGAATATGCTGCTACAAGCAAAGCCAAGCGGGAAGGTAAAAAGGCTGGGAAGCAGTTTGTGGCCCAGCCTAAATCCATCGCTAAGAAAACGGCGAGGTTTAGATGACAACTAGCGGCACTTACACATTCGGTGACACCGAACAGATCGACATCATCACCGAAGCGTATGAGCGCGTCGGTCGTAATCCCGCATCTCTGGCATCGAATGACATCGATAGTGCACGCCGCTCTATCAATTACATGTTCTCGGACTGGGCAAACAATGGCCCCAACCTGTGGGCTGTGGATCTCCAGAGCATCACGCTGACTCCCGGAACGCTGTATTACGAACTTGAACCGCGCACGGTTTCAATCCTTCAAGTGTACACCCGCACCACATCTGGGGGCATTAACACTGACCTGATGATGTCGCCGATCAGCCGGGCGGAATACGACGCGATTCCAAACAAAGCTCAGCTTGGTCAGCGTCCGTTCCAATACTATTTCCAGCGCACCATCACTCCGCGCCTGTACATCTGGCAGGCTCCGCAGGATGCTGGCGTCACGCTATTCTATCACCGCATGAAAATCCAAGAGGACGCGGGCGAGTTTACAAATAGCATGGATGCGCCAAACCGCTGGATGGAAGCTATTGCATCTGGTCTCGCAGCCAAGCTGGCTGTTAAATTTGCGCCTGACCGCCTTAGTTTCCTTCAGGGCTTAGCGGATAGTTCATACGAACGCGCCGCCGCTGAAGATCGCGAAAGAGTTCCTCTGCGTATCACCATTGATCCTTGGAGCTACTAATGCAGTACGGATTCGGGCGTGGTAAAAAACATCGGACGCAACCGAAGTTTGCTGTCAAGTCACCGCAAGGTCTTGCGATCTGTGACGGCTGTGGCTTCATGGTTCAACACACTGAGCTGCGTCAGAAGAAAGATTATCGTGGCGGCAGCGTTCCTGTCGGTCTGAGCTTGCAAGTCTGCGCTTCTTGCGATGACGTACCGCAGCCATATTTCGGTCGCCTGCTTCTACGAGCCGACCCTATACCGTTGAAAAATCCTCGACCAGATTCACAGGATGCGCAGACGGATGCGCAGGAAGCCGCAGCTAACGCACTCTCTCTATATCTCAACATATTATACGGACTGGCATAATGGCAAACGTAAAGATCCCTGACCTTACAGCAGCTTCAACCCCGCTTGCCGGGACTGAGCTTTTTGAAACGGTTCAGAGCAGCTTCAGCCGCAAGGTGTCGGCCTCTGACATTGCGGCAAGCGCGACGAACGTCCGGACTGTTGCGACTGGTGGTACTGGCGCTGCAACGCTGACAGGCTATGTCAAGGGTAATGGTACGTCGGCGATGACCGCTGCTGCCACGATCCCATTTGCGGATCTTGCGGGTCGGGCCTTTGCTCAGCCGTCAAGCACAGCCGACCAGACTGGTAACATCGCTGCCGCTACTGCCGTGACGTTTAACACTGATTTAACAGGAACTGGCGTCAGTGTCGTTTCCAGCACTCAGGTTACGTTTGCTGCTGCGGGCACATACATGCTGGCCCCGTCAATTCAGTTCGCTAACTCAGCCGCAGCCGACCACACCGCCACTATCTGGTTCCGCAAGAACGGCACCAATATCGCTAACTCTGCCACGATTATTAGCATTCCCAAGTTAGCCGATGGCGGCGCAGCTGTGTTCTCCTTGAGTTTCTTTGATACCGTTACGGCAGGTCAATACATTGAGATGATGTGGCTTCCGAGTAACATTGCTGTGACGATTGAGCATACAGCAATCGGCGCAATTGCTCCTGCTGTCCCATCAGTAATCCTGCCTGTGATGCGGATTGCATAATGATCGAGCAGCTCATCAGTCGCGTATTCTACGCCCGCAACCTTGCTCACTTTGCTCATTGGCGCGCCAAGGGTGATGGCAGCTTTGCCAAGCACATGGCGCTGGGCGAGTTCTATGACGGCGTGATCGATACGATTGATCCGCTAGTGGAGGCTTATCAGGGTGCGTATGAGTTGATTGGAGCGATTCCAGTTCCCGGCGAAATGCAAACAGATATACTGAAGTGCCTCGAAGCTGACGCCGAATGGATCGAGAAGAATCACGACAAGATCTCCAAGGGAAACCGCGCCATTGGGAATCTGATCGACACGGTGACCGGCGTGTATCTCTCTGCAATCTATAAGCTGCGGAACCTACGGTAATGGACATGAACACTCTCTTCACCATTCTGGGCTTTGTCATCACAGCCCTCAGCTTTATTGGCGGCCTGATTACCGTCTGGGTTAATCTTACTAACAAGCTGACTCTGCTTGAGGCACGTCTTGGCTTTGGTGACGAGAAGTTTAGCGGCATCGACGAAAAGTTTCGGGAGGTGATGATACACCTGCGCCGGATTGAGGATAAACTGGACAACAAGGCGGATCGTTGATGAAACGCTTTCTAATAGGTTTTGTGGCAGTAGTTAGCTCGGCATCTATGGTGCTCGCGCAAGCGGCGCCAATATCCTATGTTTACGACACTACGACCAACAGCACGTCGAACAACACCAACACCAATAACAACACGTCGGCCAGCACGTCCACCAACACAAACGTGAACACCAGCACATCCACCAACACGAACACCAATTATAATATCAATTCTGGCACGATGACCAACATCAACCAGAACACATCGGCCAGCACGTCTGACAATACCAACAGGAATATCAATACCGACACGAGCAATAGCACGATCAACCAGAGTGTGAACAGCAAGTCCGACAGCACGAACCGGAACATCAACACCGACACAAGCACGATCAATAGCACGGCTTTGACGAACAACGTCAACCAGAACAACAACGTCAATGTGAACGACAGTAAGTCCACCAGCTACAGCGAGAACGTATCGCGTCAGGTGATTGACCAGAACATTAAGTCGCCGCCGCCAAGCGCCATCGCGCCATCGATGATGTCCTACAGCCAAGACCTCTGCACCACCGGGCAATCGGGTGCAGTGCAGACGCAGATCATCGGCTTGTCGGCTGGCCGCACTGTGCGTGACCAAAACTGCGAACGGATGAAACTGTCTAAGACCCTGTACGACATGGGTATGCGCGTCGCCGCTGTGAGCCTCCTGTGCCAAGACTTCCGCGTCTTTAGGGCAATGGAGATGGCCGGAACACCGTGCCCATTCTTGGGATTGATTGGCGAGGAAGCCCGCGCCGCGTGGACCGAAAACGTCGAGCTTCGCCCTGTTGAGAAATAAGACATACGCTTTGCAGGTTATTCTGCTGGCTTGCGCAACACCCGTTTTCGCGCAGACCTACGAGCCTGCCTTAATCCCACCGCAAATCCTCGGCGCGCCTACGACGATGGCACCCCTTAATTTGGGGGACGATAACACACGTAACGTGGCTCTTGGCTTTGAGTTTGAATATTGGGGCCAGACGTTCACCGACGCTTGGGTGTCGAGCAATGGCTTTGTGTCGTTCCAGAGCGGCAATCATTTGTGCTGCAATGGTCGGCCTATCGAACTGGCGCAGCGCAACACGATATACGGCTACTGGTCAGACCTAATTAGCTACACCGGCAACCCGTACTTCCGCCGCGACGATGGCTCGATCCTCTTCGGCTGGTACGGCGTAAACGAATACGGCACGAACAACAGCAGCACCTTCGAGATCGGCCTATTTGCCGATGGCACGATACAACTGAATTACGGCAACCTCGGTTTCTCAGGTGGGAGAGACTTTACCGCAGGCATTACTGGTCCAACTGCGAACGATAACATCACCCTCTTCTACGGGCGAAACGCGCAGTTTCTTCAGAATCAGTCCGGCATCCTGTCGTGGGTCGGGGCAACCGCTACCGTTGACTGCAACGTGACGCCTATGGACCCAAGCTGCCCTCCAATCAGTATCGACGCGGTGCCTGACCCTGTAGCTGCGATTGCCGAGGCCGTTGAGCAGAGCGTTGAGCTTGAGCCGGAAGAGATCGAGGAGGTTCGCGAGACGGCTGTTATAGCGCTGGAGCGGGCGGAAGAATCTGTTGCTATTGCTGAGGCGACAGAGGCTGTAGAAGAAGCTGAGGTTGCAGCAGAGGCCGTTGTAGATGCGGATGTGGATGAAGCGGTCGAGCGTCTGGAACCAGACGAGGTTGCCGCACTGGCAGCCACCAGCTCAGACTTTACCGAAAGTATGCAGCAGCAAGACACCGTCATACAGGAGACGCAAGACGGAGCATCGTCGTCGTCAGGTACGTTTACGGGGCAAGTGCGATTCGATAACTCATTCGGTGGCTCGTTCGTGCAGGGACCAAGCGTTTCTTCTGCGCAGAGCGCGTCACCATTGGACATGGCAATCTCGGCAAGCAGCCCAATGTCTATGGCTAACACCGCTGAAGTTCTGGGCCTTGGGTCGCCCGCGCCTGCATCCTCCGGTGGAAACGCGCCTCAGACCGATAGTGGAATATCTGAGGGTGAGAGCGAAACCATCGCAGCGATAGGAACCGTTCCGGGCTTCGCCGCGTACACGCAGGCATCCCTGCAAGATAGGGCTGACTTTTACGCAATTCGTGATATATACCGCAGACGTAGGCTGCAAGACGCAAACTTTGAGATGTATCGTATGATGCAAACGAACGATGCCCGATGGCAGGAGATGGTAGATGAGCAGTACAGATGAGGATCCCAAGGTCGCCTTCGATGAGAGCGGCTTTAGTTTTAAAATCGGTGGACTGAGCAGTGGCAAGATTGCCATTATCTTCGCGGCTATATCGACCATCGTCGGCGGTCTCTGGGCTGGCTTCCAAGTGTATCAGCAATTCCTGACCATGAAGGAAGTTACTGCAGCGTATGTGCCGCCTGATTTGTCAGGTATCAACAGCCAGATTTCAGTGCTGAATGAGCGCGTTACAAGCGTCGAGCGTTTGACCAAAGGCAACAGCGAGGCGCTGAACTACTTGACCGGCTCAATATCTAGCAGCGTGGGCGCAACACGGCAGACGGTTGACGCGGTGTCAAGCAGTGTTAGAAACAGCGACGCGCAGAACATGCAGATGCAGCGCGCTATCATAGACCAACTGCGTGAGCAGGACAGGGAACAACAGCGTCGTATCAAGGAACTTGAGACTGAGACCGCTGCACGTATTCAAAAGACGCTGGCGAACCCGCTGGCCGGGAAGGACTAAAGATGGAAGATAAACTAATGGACGCGCGCATCAAGGCGCTTCTTATGGCGGCCCGCACGATGGCGTTCGTCATCTGCGCAATCACCTGCGCGATGATTGTCGGACTGTTCGTATCGAATGAGATTATCGACAACAAAGACGTATTCGGCTTGCTGTCATACGTCATGACTTCGGTTGTCGGCGCTGTTGCTGGCTCCTACGCCACGCTTATGGGAATGAAGGGCGAGTTGGTTCCGCCTCCGCCAGAAGATCGCGACGATCCTGAGCCGGAGCCTGTGGCCCCTGTAGCGCCTGAACCAGATCCGCTGCCGCTCACACCTGACATGGTTGCGCCAGCACCAAAGGCATACGACGATCCGCAAGCCACTGTATTCATCGACGAACCTGAAGACGACGATGATGACGATGATCTAGAGCCTTGGGAGAAGTACCGCAACGACCTGCGCTATGACGCCAACGGCGACGGCGTAGTCGATGAACTTGATTTCCCTGATTGGCGGAGTGCTGGCAAATGAGCATGATTGAACTTCAGAAGAAGATTGGCGTAACGGCTGACGGGGCTTTTGGCCCCGGCACGCTGAAGGCCGCCGCATCCTACTTCAAACTAAACAAGAACCGCGCTGCCCACTTTTTTGCTCAGTGCGCGCACGAGAGTGGCAACTTCAAGGCCTTCAGTGAGAACCTGAACTACGGTGCCAAGGGTCTGCGCGGCATCTTTGGGAAGTACTTCCCGACTGACGCGCTGGCCAAGGCATATGAGCGTCAGCCAGCCAAGATTGCTAACCGCGTCTATGCCAACCGTATGGGCAATGGCGACGAAGCGTCTGGCGAGGGTTTCGCATACAAAGGTCGAGGCCCCCTCCAATTGACGGGCAAGAACAATTACCGCGCATTCGGTAAGTACATTGGACGCGAACAGGAGATTTTGGACAATCCAGACCTTGTGGCTACCGAGCTGGGTTTTGAAAGCGCCTTGTGGTTCTTCGACGCAAACAAGCTATGGTCAATCTGCGATCAGGGCATTAATGACGCTGCCATTCTGCAGCTCACCAAGCGGATCAACGGGGGCACACACGGCCTCGAAGACCGCAAAGCTAAGACCAAGAAGTACGCTACTTGGTTGTAAGGAGACAAGTTATGCTTAATCTAAAGAAACTTATCCAAAAAGAAGCTGAGAAGGCAATCTCGAAGAAGGCTGTAGGCAAGATTCTGCCAATGGAAAACGCGACAAATCTAACGATGATGGCTAAGATTATGAACGTCAAGGGCAGGTTGGCGGTGGCAATCGCTGCTGTCACAGCTTTAGTTGCGGCTGTTTTAGAATTGATGTAAGGATTGTCTCATGGCCACCGCGATGACGTATACCAGCTTGCTCAACGATCTCCGGAATTATCTGGAGCGTGGAGCTACGCTGGCTACCGACCCTTCGGTTTATCTGCAGCTCCCAAGTCTTGTGGGGCTTGCTGAACGTCGTCTGGCAAGAGAACTTAAGGTTCAAGGTACTGTCACTGTCGTAAACTCAACGATGACTCAGGGGCAGGCTACATACCCAAAGCCTGACCGCTGGCGTGAAACCGTCAGCATGAGGGTCGGAACCGGAGCTGGCTATAACACGACACGGGAAGTCTTTCCGCGTGCTTACGAATATATGCGCCAGTACTGGCCGAATCAGACGGTAACTGGGACGCCGAGATTCTATGCTGACTATGACTACCAGCACTGGTTCTTCGCACCCACGCCGTCTGATGATTTTCCATATGAGTTGATCTATTACGAGCTGCCGCCACTGCTGGGCGAAGACGTACAGACCAACTGGTTTACTGAGTATGCCCCGAATGCGCTGCTTTACGCATCGCTCTTGGAGGCTGCGCCATTCCTCAAGAACGAGGAAATCATACCCATCTGGCAGGGCTTCTACGACCGTGCCATTGCTGCGCTCAACGGCGAAGATATTCGCCAAATTGTTGACCGTGGTATCATCCGCAGGGAGGACTAATAGTGCCGTCGTTCACAAATACCTTTGGTGGCACAGTCGTCTATCCGGCTGATGTAAGCTATCGCGCTATCGCTCTGACAGCAAACGTCACGCTGACGTGGCCGACTGAGCTTGCAACTAACACCAACGTCGTCGCGTCCATCATGGATGTCACACCGTCTGGTGCTGGCCTTACAATCCGTATGCCTGATGCAACGCAGGCAAGCGTCGGCCAGACCGCTCTGTTCTTCAACGTCGGCGCGTCTTCGTTCACAGTCGCTGACAACAGCGGCAATACGATCCAGACGATTGCTTCCGGTCAGGCATGGCAGATATATCTCACGGGCAATACGACTGTTAACGGTACGTGGCGTCCGATTCAGTATGGCGCTGGCACATCCTCCGCATCTGCAAGCGCATTGGCTGGTGCTGGCCTCAAGGCGATCACCACCACGCTGAATCAGTCAGCCCCCACGACACTACTCTCGGCTAACTACACGCTCACATCCGTTGACCGCGCTCGCGTAATCGTTTGGAATGGTGGTGCTGGTACGTTCACGATGCCGTCTGCTGCTGCGGTTGGGAATGACTGGTTCTTTGACGCACGCAACTCAGGCACGGGCGGACTCACGATTCAGCCTCCGGGTGGCGAGCTGATCAACGGACAGGCCAACTTAGTATTCAATCCCGGCGACAGCGCACGCATTATCACTGACGGGATTAACTTCTACACACTTGGCTATGGTCAGAGCGCGACGTTTGCGTTTGATTATGTGTCGATCAGCCTGACCGGCCAGCCTAGCCCGTACACGCTTTCGGGCACGAACCTGAACCGTATCGCCTATCAGTTCAGCGGCGTCTTGACCGCGAACATGCAGATCATTGTTCCGAATACTATCCAGCAATACTGGATTAGAAATAACACGACTGGCAGCTACACACTGACCGTGAAAACCGCTTCGGGCACAGGTGTCATCGTTGTTCAGAACGGAGCCTCCATCCTGTACTGCGACGGCACGAACGTCGTTCAGGCAGAGACTGCGAACCTCAGTGTGCCTGTGGCGATTGCTCAGGGTGGTACAGGTGCGACGACAGCTGGGTCTGCTCTGGTTAACTTCGGCGGCACGTCGCTCGGTATCGGCCTGTTCACGGCCACCAACGCAGCCACAGCGCGTGCGTCAATTGGCGCAGCCTCTTCTGGTGCCAACAGCGACATTACCTCGCTATCAGGCCTTACGACGCCACTGAGCGTGCCTCAGGGTGGTACTGGGCTTGCGACTGCGCCAGCCAATGGTCGTTTGCTTATTGGTAACGGCACTAACTATACACTAGCCAACCTGACAGCAGGCGCTGGGGTTAGCATCACCAATGGCTCTGGCGCGATCACGATTGCCAGCACGGGTGTCACTGTATATCCGGGTGCCGGCATCCCTCTCAGCACGGGAACGTCGTGGGGCACGTCATATGGAACGACCGGCTCCGGCACGGATGTTGTTCTTGTTGATAGCCCCGGTCTCACTGGCATCCCAACGGCACCGACAGCAACGTCCGGAACAAGCTCCGCTCAGATTGCGACGACCGCGTTTGTTGCAGCAGCTGCATTCTCTGCGGCGCTCCCGGGGCAAACGGGCAACGCTGGGAAGTTCATTACCACCAATGGTACGGCGGCTTCATGGGCATACGTTCCTGTCGGTGGCATTGATGCAACAGGCACCCTGACTGCAAACACATTCCTGAGTGGCGCTGGAACGTGGTCAGCTATTCCTGTGGCTGGAATTAACGCGACCGGTTCGCTCAGCGCAAACACATTTCTGAGTGGCGCCGGCACTTGGTCTGGGATTCCGATGGCAGGGCTCTCGGCAACCGGCACGCCAAGCGGCAGCAATTATCTGCGCGGGGATGGGGTGTGGGCTGTTGTCAGCGCATCAACAATTCTTCCTTCTCAGACTGGTAATGCGGGCAAATATCTGCAAACTGACGGTTCTAACTTGAGTTGGCAGCAAGCAGGTGGTATCTCAACGCCGAAGGCGTATTATTTCTCCAGCTTCTAATAGGGATTAAGTCGATGGCGACTGGCATTTTAGGACAAGCTGCACCGGCAGCGGCAACCAATACGGTGGTTTACACCGTTCCTGCGGCGACGGTTGCGGTCGCCACGATCAGCATTGTTAATGCCGGTGCTTACCCAGCTGTTGTCAATGTGGCCGTCGCTTCAAGCGGCACACCCACTGCAAGCGAATATATCGAGTATCAGACCGTAATCGACGTTAATGGCGTACTTGAAAGGTCTGGTATCGTGGCAAACGCGACTGAGGCATTCGTCGTTTTCTCAACCACTGCTGGCGTCAGCGTTACAATTTACGGTTACGAGGAGGTTTAATCATGGGTCGCTCTGTCACTCCCAACACGTTCAACGAAATTCAGCCGGTAGCGAGCGCCGTTGGCTTCCTGAGCGGCGATCTTGTTTACGAAACTACATCGGGTATCAGCCGTATTCCTGACAACGCAGTAGCTACCGCAACATTCCCTATAAACGCAGTTGTTCCAGATTATACCTATAACAGCGCAGCTGCTGGCAACTTGAAATATGTTGAGAACGTAGGTGGCGGGCAATTCGCTCCTTCGAGTGCGCGCTTGACGAACGGTAACATTGTTGTTGCTTATGGTATTCGTAACACCGTGACCTCAACCAATAACGATGTTTATTTCAAAATTGTTGATGTTAACGACAATGTCGTTGTTGCCCAAACTGCAGTGGCCACAGTAGCCGGTGGTGTGTACATGAACTTCGGTTCTGCTGGCGCGCTTGCGCTGCCAAATGGTGGGTTTGTTGTTGTTTTTCATGGTTTTGATGGCACGAACCGTCGGATCTCTTATCGTGTTTACAACGCATCTGGGGTTGCGCAGACCGCGCTCATTACGGATACTTCAGTCTCTACACCGGCTACGTATTTTCAAGTTGCATTTGCCGCCCGTTCTGACAGCTCTTTTGTCGTTGCTTTTTTAAACGCATCTCTCGGCCCTGTTTATCGGGTCTACAGCGCAGCTGGCTCTACAGTATATAGTGGAACTTTTGGCGCAACTATTACTTCTATAAACGGCAATCGCCAGCTTTCGGTTGTCGTCCGCAGCGATGATTCTTATGTGCTGACCTCAGTCATTGGACAAAATAGTCAGTTTAGCTTCGCCATATTTTCCAGTACTAATACGTCTTTAAATGCTAACACAGTCTCAATCACTGCTGGAACGGCTCAGCACATTGATACAGTCTTGCTCGCTTCTGATGTTGTTGGCGTGGGCATTTACTCATCCTCTGGTTTTATTTATTACAGAAGCATTACCGGGACATCCGTGAGCGCGGAATCAACGCTGATTTCGGGTTTTACGGCAACTACGTACTCAGGTTTTGCGATGGAACCATTTTCTTCGGGATCTCGGTTTATTGTAACTTACAGTTTCATAAGCACCGTCTCAACTGGATCGGCTTATAATAACAGCTACAAAATGTCGTATGCTGTGTTCAACTCAAGCGGTGCGGTTGTAACAGCCACGCAGACCCTCAAGGGCATCACCGTTTATACGTCAAATCAGGTTCCTGCTTTTGTAGAGGTTGGAAGCACGCTGCGTATCTATATGTCGCCGATTAGTAGTTACAATTCTCAGTCGCCAACTTTTTCACCAAAGGGTATCTATTACGCAGTTATAAACACCACAAACTCCGCGACAGTCCCACAACAGTCTTTTAACATTACAACTGGTACCACCTCAGCACAGCCTGTAAGCGGTTATGCTCGGATAGGCTCAAACCCAAGCTCAGCGCAGTTTTTTGCATCATCAACGTCATCTGCGGTGAGCACAATTTCTCAATCCACGGGAGCCGCTTCCACACAGGTTTTAGGAAAAACTTTTCTTAATAATTTTGCAATAGGTTCAATCGCAAGCTGCTACTTAGGAAATGGAATATACGCGGTGGCCTATATAGGTAACCCTGTAAATATTGTTAGAATTTCCATCATAAATAGCTCAGGTACTATTATTAATACTATTAACCCCGGAGATGGGATATCTGGTGGCGTCGGTTGTATTCGCATCTGCCGACTCGGTAACGGGCGGATTGTCGTAGCCTATAAGGCTTCTAACACCCAAATAGACTACCGAGTTTATTCTCCTACGTATGCGCTTCTTCTTTCAGGTTCCATTACGAATGCGCAGGATGCCAGCTCTGGTAGGTTTGGTCTTTCACCTTTGGGTTCAAGCAGCCTTGCAAATAACTATTTTATTATTTCATATATGAATAATACTCCGAGGCCAGCATATGAGATTTATGCTGACAACAGCACGACACCAGTAGCTACTGGAATTGTTGATAACTCTGGAAATGCATGGCAGACCACCGACGTTGTCGGTTTAAGGTCAGGAGACTTTTATTTTGGTGGATATGCCAATTCTTATGGTACTTATCGCATAGCTTATTATGCAAATAGTCTTGCAGGAAATACTTGGACTCTTGGCTTTTCGGGTAGTATGCCAAACACTACTGCGACTCTTTTTCCCACTGGTCAACTTACTATGGTGACTCAGGATGATATTGCGGTTTTTGCGGCAAACGATGGTGGAACTTTTAATTATTTTCAACAAATGGCCTCCGGAAGCGTTGGCAACTTTGTTACGCAAGCTGTGACAGCCACGTTCCCAATAAATGACAACAATTCACGGTTTGGGATTTCGTGCACTAGTGAAGGGGATATGTTTTACGCTAGCTCAGTTGCTAATTCTGGTGGCTTTTATGGCGGTAGTTATCCGGTGCCGTATGGATATTCAAACGTGAATGGCGCGAGCCTTTCAGTTCTTTACCCAATTACCAACGCCGGCGGTATTAATATTGCATCTTACTCTCCAAGTTTTAACAATTCAGCTCTTTACGCTATGGCTGATTTTAACACGGCGTTCCCGTTCGTTACAATTGTATACCCAATCAACGGTTCTACGGTTACAAACCTAACTGCTGGAGTATCGACAAGTAGTGCGATTCCGCTTACGCCAACTCGATATGTTCTAAAGGGAATTGCCGTAACCACATGTTCTGCTGGTGGATCTGGATTGGTTCAGACATCTGGCGTTGCCCAGCTGAACACGCAGTACTCTTCGATGCCATCTCAGTCTTTTGACTTCACCAATCAGATCATAAAGGGCGCGCGCGGCATCCTTAGTGGTCGCACCGTAACTATTGAAGGATAATTGATATGGGCATTCCTACTATGACAGCCCCTGTAACCAACCCCTTCTCTGGGGTTTTTGGCAACGGGCAGATTGAGATATTCCCCACCTCTAGAACTTTCACGGTTCCGCTTGGTGTAGCAAATGTCCGTGTTCGTGTCTGGGGTGCTGGAGGCGGTGGTTCCAACGGCGGCGGCGGTGGCGCTGGCTTCGCCATGAGGGTCATTGACGTTAGCACAGTCTCTTCAGTTGCTGTCACTGTTGGCGCTACCGGAAATTCGGTCACGGGGGGTACGTCATCTTTTGGGTCTTTTGTTTCTGCAACCGGCGGTACTGGCGGAGTTAGTTCGCCGTGGCCCGGAGGTACGGGGATTGGCGGAGATGTAAACTATGTCGGAGGAGCCGGCAACCAAGGGTCCGGTGGAGCAGCAAATCTTTTTGGAAACGGCGGAAATGGGGCTACTACTAACGCCCCCGGAGGTAATGGCCCGTCCGGTGGTGGTGGTGGGAATTCATCTGCCGTACCGGGGGGTAGTGGAATTTTTTCCACTGGCGGGGGTACAACTGCCACAAGCGGCGGAGGGTTCCCTCCCACTTCAGGAATGATTTCCCCATCGATTGACCTTATTGGCACTGGCGGAGGGGGTAGTGCCATGTATTTTAACGGGGTGAATGGCGGAGGAGGTGCCGGTAATGGTGGATATGGCGGTTTTCCCGGCGGAGGGGGAAATGCTACTGTCACTAATCATGGCGGCAACGGCCTCGTAATTGTGGAGTATTAATCATGAAAATGGCTCGTATTACCGATGGCGTTGTTGGTGACGTTATCGTCCCGCTTGAAGGCTTCTCGATTGAAGAGTGCTTTCACCCTGATGTTCTGGCCCTGTATGTCACTGTGGCTGATGACGTTCAGCCCGGCTGGATTGTGACTGAGGACGGCATTGTCGATCCGAACGCGCCTGAGCCTGAGCCTGAAGCTGAGGAAGCTCCAGTCGAAGAAGAGGCTCCTGCGGAAGAAGAGCCTGCCGCCGAATAACTATTGTCATAGGATCGCGCCGCGATGCTCGTACCCATTAACGTCAAATCAGATCCCGGCATCAAGCGCGATGGCACGAAGTTCGAGGGAAACTTCTACGTTGACGGACAGTGGGTTCGGTTTCAGCGCGGGCTGCCGCGTAAGATCGGTGGGTATCGGCAGATCACGAACTTCGTTGAAGGCACCGTCAATCAGTTCCACCTGCAGTCGCTGAACAACTTTACCTATACCCATATGGGCTATGGTGAGGGTCTGCAGCGCATGACTATTGATGTGACGGGCAGCACCAGCTCTTTGGTTTCACGCGCACCTGTAGGGTACACAGGCGGCCCAGAATTTATGTGGCAGTTCGACGCGCTCTATGACGGCGCTGGTAGCTCGACGGTGCTGATAGCGCACGCCACAGATGCCGCGCTGGATATTTCTACCGGCACAGACTACCCCGCCTATATCGGCAACATTTATGATACGACGCCCCTGACGCCGATCCCAACGGCTGGCGTAAGCGGTGGCGTTGTGGTGCTACACCCGTATCTGTTTATGTTTTCCCAGAACGGCTTCGTGAAGTGGTCGGATGCAAACGATCCCACGAACTTTACGACTGGCGATGCAGGCGATGCGTTCATTTCATCCTCGAAGATCGTCAAGGGTCTTCCTCTGCGTGGCGGTGGTCAGAACCCGGCTGGTCTTTTCTGGACGCTCGATAGCCTGATTCGCACCTACTACACTGGTGGCTCGGATGTGTTTGCGTTTGATACGATCAGTTCATCATCGTCGATCATCGCGGCCAATAGTGTCATCGAGTATGACGGTATTTACTTCTGGGTCGGTGATGGCCGCTTCATGATGTACAACGGTGTCGTTCGCGAAGTACCGAACAACATGAATATCAACTATTTCTTCGACGGCCTGAACCGCCCGTATGCGAATAAAATCTTCGCCTATAAGGTTCCACGCTTTGGTGAGATTTGGTGGTGCTATCCGCGTGGCGATGCAACTGAATGCACGCACGCTGTGATCTATAACTTTCGTGAGCAGACATGGTACGACACGGAGCTGCCGAATCTGGGTCGCTCTGCTGGCATCTATGCTGGTTCGCTGAACCGCCCAATCCTTGCTGGCGTTAACCCAATTAGCCCCGGCGTTCCTGACATCCGCATCACTCAAGCCGATGATACGCGCATTACTGAAGGCGAAGCAATTCGGGTCGTCAGCAATGGCCCGACGCGCTACCGCATTTGGCAGCATGAATTTGGCGTGGACGAGATCGATGGCGCACAGATCAATGCAATCGAAAGCTATTTCGAGACGGGCGATATATCGTTGCTCACGGATGATAACCCACGCAGCCGCTCGATTCACGTCGATATGATTGAGCCTGACTTCGTGCAGCAGGGCGACATGACTGCGCAGATCACCGGCAGAATCAACGCTCGTGCGCCTGAAGTATATGGCCCACTACGCACCTTCCCGGCTGTGGCGACCGAGAAGTATGAGCAGCAGATCTTCTTTAAGGAACAACGGCGTGAGCTTCGCTTTAGGTTCAACTCGAACACGGTCGGCGGGGACTATCAGATGGGTAATGTTATTGCTCACATTGAAGTCGCTGATGGCAGGTATCAGAGCTAATGGCGAAGATTGTAACGACCACGATTGACCCGCGCATTGTTGACAATGTTGTGGATTGGGCGGACTATATGTTCCCGTCTATTGAAGATTTTGGCGTTGCTGTGCGTCTCATGGACGAAAGAGATTGGAAAAACTGGGCATCTGGGTTATCAACGATTGCGTCACTCGCATCTCTTGGCGTTCCAGACGCATATCAGTTTGACGATTGGCGCGAATGGGCAATGCGTTTCAACGATGTGGTTAGTCAGGGGTCTTAGGCATGTTTGAAGATATTTACCTTGACGATCCAGAACTGCAGCAGGCTTTGATTGACGCTGGGTATTATACGGATCCAGTACGCGCACCAGCTGTAATGCCTGAACGGCCTATGTATATTGAGCCTGAGCCAATACGCATGCCAGCCGCAATGCCTTCGACCGTTGAGCCTGCGCGATCTGATGGAACACCTCCGACCTTCACCCGCGTCCCATCGGTTATTCTCACTGCTGAAGGTTACAAGCCCAATCCTGCGTACACTGCGGATGTGGCAATACAACGGTATCGCGCCGAGTTGCTCAACAACAATTACTACTCGCCGCAAGAACGTCAGCAAATCATGAGCAGCATTGAGAATGCCTACGCTCAACCCGGCGCAACCGGCGAGCAGATAAGCGACGCATACCAAAACGCTTCGGTTGCTGCAACCCGAGCGCGGCCTCAGGTGGGGCCAGTAGCTGGTATCGGCTCTCCGGCTGTTGCTGCGCCGGCTGCTGCTCCTTCTGTGATTGAAACAGCGGCGCCGCCTTTGTCATACGAAGCTCTGGCTGACCGCAGGGCTGCGGCGAACACTTTGCCGCAAGGTACATACCTCTCGGCTCCTACGGGTGGCAGGGGAGAGACAACTGGTTTTGACGTAACCAACCAGCCGGCCAACGTCTTCCAGTATCGAGGTGGCCCTGTCCGTGTCGTGGACGGCAAGGGTAATGTACTGTTCAGCGGCGAAGGCCCAGAAGGCGCTGTAGATGCCGCTCGGTTTGCGCAGAATTTAAGTGACACTAAAGGTCCGAATGCCACATGGGATCTTCAGGAAGGCGAACGGACGATTAACCCAGACGGCTCTGTAGGGCCGATACGTTATGTTTCAGGTCCATCCACCCGCGCCAAAGGCATGGGTGCTGTCGGCGATCTAATCGCCTTTGTTGCGCCGATTGCTACCGCAATTGCCACCGCTGGCATGAGCATACCAGCCCAGATGGCTATGGCTGCTGCCGTAGGCGGTCTTGGTGCCGTTGCTTCGGGCAGGGATCCGCTCAAGGCTGCGGTAGTTTCGGGAATCACAGCAGGCCTTTCATCTGCTGGCGGTAAATACGCCGGACTTGCACTTGAAGAGGGCGGCGCTCTCGGCACCAAACTTACGGCAGATTTAGCTAAGGCTGTTGGCACGGGCGTCGGCGCGACCACAGGCGGCTTGGTTACAGGCAGCAGCTTAGAAAATGCCCTACTTAGTGGAGCTGCTTCAGGTGCCCTGAGCTATTACGGGCCTGCCATCCAGAGGGGCATAGGCGCTGTAGGTGGTGCAATCGGTGATGCGTTTGATGGCATTAATGTTATCGGCGGCGGTACTTCAGGCGTTAACATAAATACCGGCGGCGGCAGATCGAATTCACCAAGGGAAGCATCAGGCACTGAGCCACCCGCAGCTACTGTTATAGGCGGCACCACGTCTGGCGTTGGTATTGGTGGCGGCAGCGGTATTACTCGTGTTGATGTACCGGCTTCAACGGTTGCCAATGAAACCCCCGTAGAAGAAGAACCACCCGCAGCTACTGTTATTGGCGGCGGAACTACTGGCGGCGTAAACCTATCACCTGAGGTACGTGCTGGAATAGCTGAATTTGAGAGGAATCCTATTGTCTCAACAGCAAACAGGGTTGAGCAGCCTACTGGTGCATTCCTCCCTACTTTAGATCCCGGCCTAATCGACAGGTTGTCGGGCATGGAGAACTACGCGGAGCAGCCAATCGACGTTACTGGTAGAAAGACTATTCCGGGAATAGCTGTTCCAGACATTGGTCTTGGCATTGGGTCAATCACCGACACGCTGCCCACACCGAAGCTAGATCCCGCTCTAACAGAAAAATCCACGCTGGATAAAATTAAAGACGCATATGATATAGCTACGGTTGGAGCCGCACTTCTCCCGCTGATCCCAAGTGGTGGTGGCGATGATGGTACTGGCGGAATCGGCTCTGGTACTGGCGGCGGCCTGACCTTTACGAAAAGCCCATTGAGGCCAACTCTTACTGGCGGTGGCACTGGCGGAATCGGCGGAGTTGGCGGTCGCTATCCCTATACGCCACAGACCTATGGCCGGCGCGGTGGTGATCAGGAGACAGAGTATCTGTTCTTTACGCGAGATCCCGTGACGGGCCAAGGCTCATTGCAGTCCGCCCCTGCACCAATCACCACGCCCATTGCAAATGAGGCTGCCGCTCCGGCAATGGTTGTTCCTTCTGGGAATGCTTTTGCTGAAGGTGGCGAAGTCGATGATGATATGGTAAAGCATCTCGTCGAGTATCATAAGAATGGCGGTCATCAGGGCCCCGGACAGGTAAAGGGTATCGGCAGCGGTCAGGACGATAAGATCCCGGCATGGCTATCTGATGGTGAATATGTCTGGAGCGCGCAGGATGTTGCTGATCTTGGCGATGGATCGACTGATGAAGGCGTGCGCCGTCTTGACAAAATGCGCCAAATGGTGCGTCGTCAAGCTGGCCGCAAGGACGTAAAAAAGATTGCAAAACCCCAGAAGGGTATAGATAGAATGCTTAAAGCTGTTGGAGGATTGGCGTAATGGCTGTCACACAAACTGTCACCGAGACCAAGCTACCTCAGTGGCTTGTAGACGCCTACACCAAGAGCATTGAAAGGGGCTATGAGGCTACGACTACGCCTTATCAGCCCTATACTGGCGGCCCACGACTTGCCGCTGTTTCTCCGCAGGAGCAGCAAGCCTACCAGATGACGTCTCAGAACGTCGGAAACTTCCGGCCTTACACGCAGGCTGCTGGTCAGTACATCGCAGGCGGCACGCAATCATTTACTGATCCCGGCGTAGCATCTCGGTTCATGAACCCATACACCCAGAACGTCGTCTCTGGGATTGGCGCTGCAGCTGGTCGGAACCTGTATGAGAACCTACTGCCTGCAGTGAACCGCACGTTTGTCGGCGGCGGCACGTTTGGTGGTAGTCGGAGCGCTGAGTTTACGGCGCGTGCGGTGCGCGATGCCAACGCCGCTGCTCTCTCAGCCCAGAACGAAGCTCTGCAGAAGGGCTATGAAAGCGGTATGGGTCAGTTCAACACTGAGGCTGGTCGCTATCTCACTGCAGCTGAGCGGGCCGCAGGGCTTGGCGGAGACATTCAGAGATTGGCTGGAACTGAAACGGCTGCTCTTGAAGCGGCTGGTCGCGCACAGCGTGGGTTTGAGCAGGAGTCGCTTGACTTAGCGAAATCCGATTTCGATGCTCAGCGCGATTTTGATTACATGCAAGCTCGGCGTTTTGCGGAGTTTACCGGAACGCCAAGTGCAAGCGGATCAGGCACTCGTTATGAGCAGGCTCCCGGTGCAAATAAGACGGCGCAGACGCTTGGAGCTATTGCCACTGGCATTGGCGCTCTTGGCAACGTCTTTGGTAAGAAGGACGGCGGCCCAATTACCGCAGATGGCAAGCGTAACATCAAGCACCCGATGCACGGGCTTGGATGGCTGAAAGGCAAATAAGATGGCGATGACAATCCAGCAGGCGCAAATGAGAGCGTTGCAGCTGCGGGCACAGAGGCCTGAACTGCAGAACATGGCTGTTCAAGATTTGGTTGCTCAGGTCATGGCGAATGAAGGCATGGGCACTCCCGGCGCTGGTGGCGGTGGGCTTGCTGAGATATTCCAGCCAGTTAGGGTGCTAACCCCGTCATCTCCAGCGCCTATGGAGGCCGCTCTGCTAAAGGCTCCGAAGCCGACTGCTGAGATTGTTCCGGGTGCTGGCGCGGATTCCTTACGGCGCGCACGAGAAGTTCGTGACTTTACAGTTCAGCCAGCAACTCCTGATGAAAGAGCGGCTGCTAACGCACGGGTGCAGGCGCTTATTGCTGAATTGCCTGCAGGTGCTGGAGCGCCTGCACCTGAGGTGACTGCCGCTACTCCTGCTGCTGCTCCTGCGGCGGTGGCGGAAAAACCGAAATACACATCCCGTTACAGGCCACAGCTTGAGCAGAAGCAGGTTGAACTTGAGCAGCTGAAGGCGACTGTACCAGCGGGTGCCGCGACTCCTCCTGAACTAGCGTCTAGGTTAAGAAACCTATCTGGCGTAGTTTCTCGGCTGGAGGGCATGGTCGCAGCTGAAGAGGGTGCTGTTGTCGATGCTGAACGCGCAGCCCTGTTGGAGCGACAGGCGGCACGCCTTGGCCGTGAAGAAGAGTTGGTGGAGAAGGCACGCAAGCGCGCTCCGTTTGATGCGTTGATTGCTGGCGGCGCTGCACTCGCAGGTGCAAAGCCCGGTGAAAACTTTGCCTCTGCATTGGCTCGCGGCCTTCAGGCTGGATCTGAAAAATATACTGGTGCTCGTGATGCTCGTGAAAATGCTCTTCGCGGTATTGAAGAGAAGCGCGATGCTTATACGCTGCAGAAAATCGATGCGCTTCAGGCTGCCCGTGACAAGGCTATTGAACTGGCCAATGCCGGAGTCCAGCTGACTAAAGAAGAGTATGCTTTGGCAAACCTAGAGGATGCGGATGTTGTCGCTTTGGGCACTCAGCAAGCTCGGATTGATGAAGCTGTGGCAAAGGCGGACAAGGCCCAGACTGAGGCTGAATTTGCGCCACAAATACTGCAGTCTGAGATAGCTCTCAGAAAGGCTCAGGCTGTAGATGCCCTTAGGCCACCGTCCTCTGGCGGCAGTGGTGGATCTGGCACGGGGACGCTTTCTCCAACACAGGCGTACAATCGTGCCGAGTCATCTAGGAAGCTATTAGACAAACTAGAGAAGCGGATTATTGAGGCTGATGACAAGGGTGACGTTGCAGCTACAGAGCAGTTGTTAAACCAGTACAAGAGTTATCGCGATGCGTACAATCAGAACGCTGCGGGCGCTGGACTTCCCCCTATCACCGTGAGAGGGTTCCCGGTTAAATTGCCAAAATACGAAAACTACGTTAAGAAAAAAGGACGTCATCCTTCAGGGAGAACTTATACCACTGAATCAACTGGTACGATTGTTTCTTCTAAACCACTCAAATGATGATAGGAGTGCCACATGGCAAACTATCGATACACATATGACTACAACGGAAGACGCTATGAGATAGACGCTCCAAAGGGGTCTACAGCAGCTGACCTTCAGAGGATTGTGGAGGGCTCTTCGCGAGGCAAAGCTCCTGTCTCTAACAGGCGGGACACGCGGGACACGCGGGCTGCTGCGCCAGATCCAGCTGTTGAAAATGACCGAAAGAAAACCGCCGCAAGCATAGCCAATGCACAAAAATCAATTGCCAGTTTAACCGAGCAGCTGCAGAACCCTACTATCCAGTCTAATCCAGATAGGTATCGTGCAATTGAAGCCGCAATTAACGGTCAGAAAGAAGCGCTTAGGGTTAATCAAAACAGACTTGGGTACTTAGAAAAGACTGGGAAGCTGCCGCCGGGCCTAACCGCGACTGGCGGGATATCTGATTTTCTTCGCGGCATTCCCCGCACCCTTACGCAATTTCCGGGCCAAGTGGTCGAAGGTGTTTCTGGTTTAATCGGCTCTGGTCTTCAGGCAGTAGGCGCGGAAGACACTGGTAAGGCAATATCTAACTTCGGTACTCGTGCACAAAAGGCAGGCACCGAGTTTGCTGAAGATGTATTTGGCGGACGAAGCGAGGCTACCCAGTTTTCTCCTACTGCAAGATTTATTGCAATGGGTGGAGAAGGCGTGGGAAGCACGTTGCCATACGTCATCACAAGTGGCCTTGGCGGTACTGCTGCTAACCTATCGAAGACAGGTCGCGCCACTAGGTTGGCAGGCGGCGTGCCAACTGCTGAGAAGGTCGCTCAAAGAACCAACTATCTTATTGCTGGGGCTCAAGGATCACAGCAAGCTGGTCAGCAGGCGCAGGAGTTCCGTGAACAGGGTGGCACCGTTTCGCCACTTCAAGAGCTTGCAGCTCGCAGTGTTGGCACGGGCCTTGGCCTTACTGAGGTCGGCGTAGCAAATCGTATGATTGAGAGGTTGCCGGTCTCTGCGCGCACCTCAGCTATTGACAGTGCATCTAACCTTGTTGAACGTGCAACCCTTGGGCGCGTCGATCCAAAGGCGGCATTTGATTCTGTCAAAAGAGCTGTAGCTGGTGTTGAAGCAAAGGCTCTTGGGCGGACTGCATTAAGCACGCTTGAAGAGGGTTTGCAAGAAGGTGCTGTACAGCTTGGTCAGAACCTTGCTGCCAAGGCTATCTATAACCCAAACCAAGATGCTTTCGAGGGCGTGGGAGAAAGCGCATTACTTGGCGGTGTCGTTGGCGGTACTATCAGCGGCGGCGTTGAAACCACGCGCAAAGTCCTTGGCTCTAAGCCTGATGATACAGGCGCTCCACCGCCGCCACCTCCGCCTTCAGGCGTGCCACCAACCGCTCCTCCGCCTGCAGAAATGGGCGCTCTCGCTGAAGCTCTTGGCCCGGTCGGCGGCAAGATTACTCTTCAGGATGCTTTCGGCCCGCAGGAATACACATTCGAAGGCTTCGACAAAAAAGGTAAGGTCGTCCTCACGGATGTTGACGGCGTAACATTATCTGAAGATCCTGATTGGGTTCAGGGTGCTATTAAGTCTGGCGTCGTTGAGTCCGAAGAGGGCTTGGGTGGCATGGCCTTTAGCACGGGCATTGAAGAGGAAGCGGCTGCGCCGCCTCCGCCACCGCCTACTGAGAAGCCGAAGTTCACTCTTGAGCCTGCGCCTACGACTGGCGATGAGTTCGTCTCAAACATCCTTGATAGCAAGCCGGTGGCCCCATCGGTATTCTCTCCGGATGTGGCTCCACCGATTTTTTCACCGCCTACTGAGAAGCCCAAGTTCACCATTGAGCCCGCGCCTGTAGCAGAAGAGCCTGAGCTTCCGCCTCCGCCACCAGAGCGCGTGCGGACTGTCACAACTCCCGGCGGCTCTAAGGTAAACACTGCCTTCGAAGTCGTTGATGCTGCCAATCTGACAGCGGCCACAGGTGATCTACAGAACCGCGACCGCAGCCGGGCTTCCACTGATATACAGGTGCAAGACATCTTCTCAAACTTTGACCCTGAGCGTCTTGGTGAGAGCCTTGAGAGTGACCGTGGCTCTCCGATTGTTGGCCCTGATAACACCGTCGAGAGCGGCAACGGTCGCGTCATGGCGATCAACAAGGTGTACGACGAGTCCCCTGAGAAGGCTGATGCCTATCGCAATTTTATTGAAGGTCAGGGCTTCGACACATCTGGGCTTGAACGTCCGGTTCTGGTGCGCCGTCGGATTGATCGGATGACGCCTGACCAGCGCTCTAAGTTCGTGCGTGAAAGCAACATGGATACGAAGCTGCAGCTCAGCACAAGCGAGAAAGCGCAGACTGACGCAGCGTCCCTCACGCCTGATGTTATGGGCCTCATGGCGTCTCCAGACGTTAGCGCCTCGGCCAATCAAGGCTTTGTGCGCGCTTTCCTATCGAAGCTACCAACCCAAGAGCAGGCTGCGTTCCTTGATAAAGAAGGGCGTCTATCGGCTGACGGTATTCGCCGCCTTCGTACCGCCGTTAAATCATCGGCATATGGTGATGCTGACCTGATCAACACGCTTGATGAGTCACAGGACAATAATATCAAGAGCATCGGTGGTGCGCTTGAGGATGTTGCTCCGGCATGGCGTCGCATGCTTGACGCAATCAGGGACGGCGAAGTCGATGCGGAGATGGACACGACCAAGCAGCTCGTTGAGGCAGCCAAGATTGTGCGTGATGTCCGCAATAAGGGAATGAAGATTGGAGACTTCCTCTCGCAGCAGGACGCCTTTAACCCGCTCGATCCTGTAACTGAGCGGTTCATCCGTTCGTTCTATAATGAAAGCCTTGGTCGTGCAGCAGGGCGCGAAGCCATTGCTGATACGCTTAATAAATATGCGCGTCGAGCTGCAGAGCAGACAACGAGTGAGGGGTTGTTTGGGCGAGAGTCAATGTCGCCCACCGATATCCTTGACGGCGCTTTGGATGAGCGCGGCACGGGTGCTGCGCAGTCCAATATGTTTGCCAGTATCCAGCCCATCTCGCCCCGGCGTCGGGAGGAAATCCTTGATGAAGGTGGGAAAATTCCATCGCTATCTCGTGGCATTACCAAGCTCAAGAAACTTTGGGCTGACGGTAAGATAGACGCAAAAGAGTTTGCTTTTGAGGTGGCTTCGTATTCCAATTTTATTGAGGACATGAAGAACTGGAAGCGCTGGGAGAACATTGGAAAACTGAAGGTTCGCGGTCCCGACAGAATACGCGAAGTCTTACTTCAGGAGAAACGCAGGGGGAATCTATCTCAGGAGGAAGCTAATTTTGCTGAGTGGTTTATTCTGCGTAATGAACACTTGCTCGATGACCTTGGTATTTCTGTAAAAAAACCGTCTGATAAGATTGGGACGTCAGGATATTACGAAGTTTTGTCTCGCGTCATGTATTTGATAAAAGGCCATACGAACGACGGCACAGCGGTCCATGAGATCATGCACCACCTTGAGCGCATGCTGCCACAGGACATTCGCATGGCGATTAAGCGCGCTTGGTCGAAAGAGTTAGATAGAGTTGAGCGACTTCCTTATAAGGGAAAGAGTGAAAATGATGCTATGTTCTTTAAGGCCATCCGTGCGTTCCATAATCAAGAGAGCGTCAATCTGAATGGCGAGGATTTAAACCCAAGTCAGGCGTTTAGGTTTGCTACTAATTTAATTGCAGACGGAAAAGTTGACGGACGCCTTTATCAATATGTGAACCCATCAGAGTTCTGGGCCGTTAACGCCACCGAAATTCTGCAGGGCCGATTTGATGTGCAGGGTTCGCTGCTTGGCCGTCTGAAGAATTGGCTGCGTGAGCTTTCCATAAAGATAAAAGGACTCTTTAAGCTAGATTCAAATGCACCGATCATCAAGGCGCTGGACAGCTTGGCAAAGAGTGACGGTAAGTTTGTTTCCAACGAGATGCTTGAAGACAAGCCGGGGGATTTCAGGGACATCGCACGCGCTGAAGAGCAGACTGAAGAAGGTTTCGAAGAAGGTCCAGTATTGGAGGCGGCACCAGTAAAGCTCAGCCGTGTTCGCCAGTCCGTCAATCGCCTGCGCACCAGCGCAACTTGGAGCAACATCGCAAGCCAGTTCTCTGGCGCTCGTGCCGTTGATAACTGGCTGGCTCGTTCTTACGGTTTGGAATCCCTTCCTGAAACGGACTCGTTCTACAGCGCATTCGAAACCTATCTTTCAAAGAAGAACGGTAAGCTGCAGCAGCTACGCCGCAAGTATGTCGATCCAATCGATGATGCGGTGGGCGATGCCATCAAGAACGGCGTCACGATGGATGACATCAACGACGCTATTCAGGCACGCGGTGCTGCTGAGCGCAATGCTGCTATCGCTGAAATCAACGAGGACATGCCCGATGGTGGCTCCGGCCTGACGAATGCAGAAGCGGCTGCCAAACTCCGTGAGCTGCAGGCGTCCGGGAAGATGCGTTACATCAACCGGGTGGTGAGACTGCATGACCGCCTGCGTGATGAAACGCAGAGAATAATGGTTCAAGATGGCCTTGTCTCGGCTGAGACGATGGCTGAGTGGAAGAGAAAGTATCCAAACTATACACCGTATAAGGGCTGGGCTCCCGCTGGCGACATGGCTGTCGATGGTCAGGAAGATCCGCATGCTGATTACGGCTCCTATGATAAGGGCGTTCCTGTCTATAGTCGCGTGGCTGGACTTCGTGCTAAGCCGATTAAGGCAGCGAAGGGACGTTCGTCTCAGGCGGCTAACTCCCTGTACAACATGATCGCTGATGCCGAGATGTTCTTGGAGATGGGCCAGCGCAACCAGATCGCGCTTCAGCTGGATAGCACCTACCAGAGCGACCCTGATGCGTTCACGGGCCTTCTCAAAATCTATGACAAGAATAACCCCAAGATCGTCAAGGGTAAGGCCGTCAAGATTACAGACGAGCGCGCCTTCAAGAACGGCATTCGCGGCTTCAAGAATGGTGAGCCGTTCATCATCGATACCGCACCTAATGAAGAGGGGCAGGCAGTCCGCCGGGCGTTCACTAACCTCGATCCTACGCAGCTCGATAAGTGGTTCGGAGGTTTTTACAAGGTTATGGGCGTTATGCGCGGCCTGCACACCCGCTTCAACGCAGCCTTCTGGCCTCGCGAGTTCCTGAGAAGTATCTCTGACGCCGTTGGCAATGTATACACGGAGAAGGGTCGCAAGCGCAGCGCAGCCTATGGCAAGAGCGCGGCAATGAAGACGTGGAAGTATTCATGGGATCCAGCGACGCAGGCTGGCGTCTTTGCGCACCTAATTAATAGAGATGCGGGCAGCGGGCGTGTCGCTCACGTAAAGGCGTTGACAGAAGAGATGATTGTCAACGGCGGCGCTGCTGGCCAAGAGTTTGCTGAACGTGCTGAGCGCGTCGCCGAGCGCATGGAGCAGGAGCTGAAGCGCATGACTGCGACTGGCGTCAAGGCTGGATACTTTGAAACCAAGGCCGGCTTTGCAAAGCTCATCAAGGTCGTCGATGGCATCAATGATTTCGTGGACATCGTGCCCCGCGTTGCTGCTTATCGTGCGCTCACTGAAGCTGGTGTTTCTCCGAAGGACGCGGCGCAGATAGCATTGCGCAGCACACTCGACATGAGCAAGCGTGGCCGCTTCGGTCGTGTGATCGATAGTTTCTTCTGGTGGACAACTCCATCGATAACCAACCTGACCAAGAAGGTTACGGGTCTGGACAGCTCCACCTATCGCAAGCTGGTCCTTGCTCAGCTGTCTATTGGCTTTGCTCTTGGGATGCTTAACATCATGAACGCGCCTGATAGCGACGATGATGGTGAGGACGATTACAGCCAGCTCCCTGAGTGGCGGAAACTCGCATACCTACACGTTTATTACAGCCCGGATGAGAAGCCTTTCACAATGCCGATTGGGTTCCTCTTCCTCTTCGAACGCTACGTCGGCGGCAAGATGGCTGAGGTTCTCGCTGGACAAATCTCTGACGGCAAGGCTGCAGTGGACATCATGACGGCATCTCAAGATGTTGGGGCTGCGTTCCTAGCTTCGCTTTCGCCTGTGGTCCGCAGCACTGAGGCGCGAACTCTGGTCCCAAGCAGCATCGCTCCAATTTGGGATCTCAACCTCAACGAGAGCTTCTTTAAGGCACCGATCTATAACGAACCGTTCGATGACAGTGAGGCTCAGGCATCGCGTGTGAAGCGCACTACGCCAGAGGTATATAAAATAATCGCGGAGGGCCTTCAGGAATCGACTCTTGGATACGGCAGAATACCCGGCGGCATCGATGTGTCTCCTGATCAGATCAAATACTTTGTTGATCAGTATTCCGGTGGTGTTGGTCGCCTTGTTTCGGGCGCTGCTGAGGGTGACATAGAGGCAGTCAAGAAACTGAACCCGTTCTACTTTGATCCGAAGTTGGTAGAGTATTCTCCAATGGGCAGATTCTTTGAGCGCGATCCGGAAATGAAGAGGGCTATCGCAGCTGACAAGATGGCTGACGAAGGCGATAGCTCGGAGCGTGATTTCTTAGAAAACACAAATCCCGTGTCGGTGGATTCTGGAGTGATAAGCGCGTTCAAGGATGCCGAAAAAGAACTGAAGGATCTGCGCAAAGACGCTAATGATATGGATCCAGATGAGTATCGGGCTGAGCAGCTACGTATCATGTCGGACTTCAACCGGGCGTACAACGACGCAAAGAAAGGTAATTATTCTTACACGTCGAGCGCAGATGAAGAGGAAGAAGATTTCATCCCAGAGGAAGAGGAAGGCGACGAGTAAGCCGCCTTCCCCTCAGCAACCTAAAATGGGACATCATCTCCGTCGAGATCACGCCACTTTGGCGGCTGGTCACCAGACTTAGCCATTGGAGTCTGCTGCTGGCCACCTTCCTGCTTCGGTTCATAGAGCGACACGATGATGCTCTCACGGCCTTCGTTGCCGCCAACGCCAGCTGGATTGAACGTGCGGTCGAGCAGGATGTAGGGGCCCTTGTCCCCGTCCATCATGACGCCGACGTTCTTGAACCGGCCCTTGGTCTGGCCTTGGCCGTCTGTGTATTCGCCAACCTTGACGACGAGATCATACTTCTTACCCATTTACTTTCTCCTTATTGAAACAGTTTCATTAACTTGGTGGTGTTGCGTGGGGCCATAAGCTCTGCCTCTTCCAGCATTGCTTCGTGCAATACGCGCCATGCTTCGCGCTCTTCAGGGGACAGACTTGCAACAATCTCACACGCAGAGATTGCCCATCCATCCCAATCCGTCATGCCTTCATCATCATCACCAGCCTCCAGTATATCGATGTGCAGCTTCGTCTTCGGCGCAGGCGCAGCCTTGGCTACAATCTTTTCCTCAAGGGTCTGCACCTGAGCTTCGGCTGCAGGAACGTCATCGAAGTCGGTGATGTCCATTTCATTGCCTGTATATTCATCGGCATCGATGATACCTTCCGCCTGATTGTCAGCCATCACTGCACGCTGTGCTTCGGTGGATAGTGGCATATACTTGCTGGCACGGCGGACCACAGTCTTGCGCCACATCTCAGCCTCATCGGTCTTCCAAGGGCCGACGATAGTGCCGTCCTTGGTCTTCGACGATGAGCGGTCACGGATAGCAAGGATCTCTTCCTTGCTCATGATCTCGAACTGCGTCTCGCCGTTCTTCAGCTTCCACACACAGTACGCGCCGATCTTCTCACCGCGATCAGATAGGCCATGCTTGTGAATGATGCGCGACTCGATGCCTTCCTCGACCTCGAACAAGTCTTTGCTATATACCAGACGGCTCTCGATCTTCAGAACCTCACCGGCCTGCAGGGCCAGCTTCATCAACCCCTTGTAGCGTGGGCGGAACTGCGCGACATTCTTCTTCAGACGGCCATCCCAGACCTTCAGTATGTCAGCTTCACCCATGCTCTTGTTAAGCGACAGGCCAAGCTCTGCGGCGCTCAGGCACGCCTTCAGCAGCGATCCTCGGTCACAGTCCAGCAAGTCCATGTTGTCAGCGACAGCTGCCACCACAATGCCTTGGAACTTATCGACCGTCATGGCCTGCGGCAGAAGACTGCGGAGATGCCCTTCGCGCATCGCCAGCTCCTGCTTAAACCGATCCATCGGCTTCACGGGAACCATCTCATTACTTTGCATTTTTCAATTCCTCTTCTAAATCATCAATCATTAATTCAATGGCACGCTCAACAACGGCTCGAAGCGTAGGCTTCAGGGGGTGCTTGGCTGCGACATCGCGCAGCCTTGCCAGCAGATCCCTATCGACCCTCATCATAACAATATCTTTCATCAGGTAATCCTTACTGTAGTGTAGCCAGAACGCTTGCCTGTCAGGGTGCCAACCATGTCAGCGGTGATTTCCTTACCGGGATTATCAGCAACCACACTGATAGACATCTTATGTTCGCCGCACTTAACCGAAGCCTTGTCCTGCGATGTATTCATAAGCTCCAGCTTCGCACGAGCCTTCATCAGAATCATTGCCTTGGCTTCGTCGGCGCGAGCAGCTGCGTCCTTCTCGTCTTGCTTGGCAGTCTTATAGTCCAAGAAGAGCATAGCGTCTGCGTCATCGAGTACGACATCGCTCTTAGGCAACGTCCCCATCAGCTTCGTGATAGCGCCAACGTCCGTTGTGTAATCTGGCTCCGGCTCCGTGCCATCAGCAATCGACTGCCAGAACAGCGTGATCTGGTTCTTGATAGCGTTAATGATATTGTCATTGCGCGGGATCTTCATGCGGCGCGGCTCGTCATCGATCAGAGCAACCAACCATGCGTGATCCGAAGTCGTGCAAGCCAGCTGGTGCTGCACCTGAAGCAGATAGTTCTCAGGCGCTTCGTCAATCTCTTCGCCGTTGTAGTGCCAGCCATAGCCGCGTGCAGACCACTTGATCTCCACAGGTGCGCCACCTGCCGTGATGTAATCGAACGATGCACCCATGCCGGGGCAGTCATCGACCGTGTAATAGTCACTGACCTTACCAAGATCCATTGACCAACGATGCGACGCCCAGTTTGCAATACCGCTCTCAAGGAATGTCCCAGCTTGCACAGCCTTATTGCCAGAGATGTCCTCCGGCGGCAGCTTGCCAGCCTTCTCCATCCACAGCTGCCAGCGGCTCGAATAGGGCGACAGCCCGAACAACGCAGCAACATCGCTCCCGCCAATGTGCTGGGAACGTAACTCGTGCCAGTGCTTCTGGTCACGTACTTGTATGATAGCCATTTTATTCTCCCCTAAAGTATGAGCTTAATGAGAGGCCGTGATCTTTCAGGATTCCCTTGAATTCGTCCAAGGACTTCCGGCCAAAGTTTGGGTAGCGAAGCAGCTCGGCTTCTGTGTATTTGCAAGCGTCACCAAGTGTCTCAATGTTCTGCTGCCGCAATACATTCGCGATCCGAACTGATAGCTCCAATTCATCAACCTTAATCTTCATTGATTGATATGCGTCAACGTATGAAGCGGCCTCGCTATCCTTCGGGATAACTTCGTCAGTACGGTGTTTTAATTGCTCCGCGATAGTGTCGGTCAGCTTTACCAGAACTTCCCTTAGCTCTGAGTTTTCATTATCCAGCCGTGTAATAAGGTAGTGTTGTAGCACAATCCTGTCTGCTCTTATGTTATCAAGGATTTTCTCAAAAAAATTAGCGCGGTCGCGCCAGTATTTGAGCGTAAACTCTAATTCTTCAGCCATTTTTATTCTCCGGTTTATGGCCGTATCTAGTCGGCCTACATGTGGCATACACTTGTCTACGGAGTTATGTCAAGTGCCTTGTAAACATCTTCAACAGATCGCGCCAACACGTATATTCCGCCGCGCTTTTCCCACGCACTCTGCCATGCTGCCTGAGCAAGCCGCTGCTTCCCCTTCTCGGTCTTGACCTCGATAGCGAAGGCTCGGCCCGGCGTCATGACTCCCAACAGGTCGGGTGTCCCTTCAGGTGCAGACTGGATGACACGGGCTCCGCCATCGAGCGGTCGGAACTTGCCCACGTTGATGCGGAACATCATGATGTCCTGCCTCTGGCCCAGAGCGAGACGGATGTCCTGCTGGATTGCAGCTTCAGATCTCACTGCAGGGTTTCCGGTTTCTCATCGCCATCCAGATGCTCCATCGCAGCCTCAGCGGCGGCCATCATGGCAGCAAAGCACCGATGGATGTCGATCTCTTCAATCTTCCGGTCTTCATGCCACTGATCGATCACATGCAGCATCTCGAATGTCAGCGCATGGATCAGTGATAGCGGCACTACTACCGAATGGAATCCTGTGTCTTCCCCATCGTCATCTTCCATATCGCTGCCCTTTCTTCTGCCGTCAGGCCGTTGGTTGTTTGAGCATCGCGCATACCGACCTTCTTGGCAAGTCGCGACGCCTCTTGCCCGCAGATAACATTGAATGCCCACTGCGTAGGATTCTTGTATCCGCGCTTGCGTGCGACACTGGTGAGAACTCGATGCCTCTTCTGCATCAATCCCTCTTGCGTGCTGATGTCTGGATCATCGTCCCGGCTGGTCATCACCAGATCGCCATCAACATGCTTCACTTTTCTAGCCGCGACAGGATAAACGTGGCCGCACATGGGGCATGTAGGCGTCGGCTTGTGAACAGCGAAGCAGGCGGTGCATGTCCGAACAGACACGACCTTCTCCGCATTCTTGCCGCGTCCCGTTACAAAGCCATCGGCAAGGCTCCATTCTCTCTCATCGTCAATGAATCCATGACGGGCGGTGTTGCCTGCGTGATCAAGGATAATCGTGCGCTCCTTGTCGGGGTGCGGTCTGATCGCTCGACCGCATTGCTGCAGGAACAGGCTTAGGGATTTCGTCGGGCGCAGCAGGATTGCGACCTCGACGGACGGAAGATCGAAGCCCTCACTCACCAGATCACAGCTGGTCAGGATCTGAACACGGCCATCCTCGAAGGCTTTTAAAATACCATCCCGCTCAGTGTCGTCCATACCACCATCGATGTGGCTGGCTGCATAGCCAGCGTTGCGGAAGTCCTCTGCCACATCCTTGGCGTGCTTGATGCTGACGCAGAACGCGATTGCCTTCCTGCCCGGCGCGTATTTACCATAGTGCTTGACCGCGCTGCCGGTGATAATCGGCTTGTCCATCGCGTCTTCGAGCTGCTTGGAAACGAAGTCCCCCATGCGCGTGCCGACAGAGCCCAGATCAGGCGTGCTCGGCGCATATACAATGGCGGGGGACAGGAAGCCCTGCGCGGTCAGCTCAGCGACTGTAGGCCCCATCACCATGTCATCGAACATCTGGCCCATACCTTTGCCGTCAAGGCGCTCAGGCGTAGCCGTAACACCCAGTACGCGGGCAGTCGGGAAGCCAGCGACAGCCTTGCCCCAGCTGCTGTCAGGGGTGAAGTGATGCGCCTCGTCGCCAATGATTAGGTCGAACGGCTTCATCATCTTCATGCGCCGCACCAGCGTGAACACGGATGCCACCACCACATTGGCAATGGGAATGCCCGGCGTCCCGCCAGACAGGACGGCATGAGATACACCCACCTTCCTCAGTGCGCTGCTGATTTGCTTGAGCAGCTCACGCCTGTGAGCCACGATCAGGATGCGCTTGTTGTTGCGCGCCATGCCTGCCGCGATGTAGCTGAAGATCACCGTCTTGCCCGATCCCGTAGGGGAAACGAGCAGTGGCTTCTTGTGCCCAGCGCGAAAGCTGTCACGCACAGCCTGAACGGCTGATTCTTGGTAGTCTCTAAGCTGAACCATGTGTTTCCTTATGTGGCAGACTATCTTCGCCCCGGCCTGCCAGCAGGGTTCCAAAGTGCCTTAACGACACGACCGAAGCTGATACTCTATCACTCTGCCCGCCATACCTGCGTCGATGTCTTGATGTCAGTCGGCCAGCCAGTGTCTTCAGTGAAGCTGCGCTCATCGAACAGAACCATGTTCGTCGGCCTGATCAGCAGCCGATCACCCTTCGTTCGCATGAACATGAACTCCTTGCTCTGGTCAGGTGACGCACTGAATCCGTCGCCGTGTGGGCAGGCGGTGAACAGACAGGTCGCCCGGTCATCGCCGCCGTCGTAACGCGCCTCTAG